GACGTGGTGTTATGACTCGTTACGCTAAGAAAATCGTTAGACCAGAATTCTACGGTAAAATCTTAGTTGAAGGATTAGAGACTCTTTAATCTTAATCAATTAGAGTAATCATTAAGGGAGGACAGAAATGTTCTCCCTTTTTGTTTTATAGGAATATCAGTTCTTTTTTATTTCTTATATTTATAGGTGTAAAACTATAAATTTTCATTATGTCTGTAAACACATACTGGTCAGGTTCAGTATCTGGCTCATTTATATCGGGTTCATCTACTCCTTTTGGAATTTACGATTCAGATACTGAGTTTAGAATTGATGCACCCAAAACTGCAACATGGGTAGCAAAACGATTGGGTTGGCCAATTGTAAATATTGAATTGGATAATGACCAAATATTTACTTGTTTTGAAGAATCTGTTTCAGAGTATTCGGCACAAATAAACCAATTTAATCTTCGTAATAACCTTGATATTTTAAGAGGACAACCAAAGGGGAGAGTTGCAAACTTTTCTCAAACACTTGTAGATGGTTCATTTTTACCTACTGCAGTTCGTATGGCACAACAATATGGAACTTTGGCAGGAGTTGGAGGTTCAACATCTATTAAGAAAGCATATGTAACTCTAACATCATCGGTTCAAATATATGATATAATGGAAGGTGCAACTGATGTAGAATCGGGTCTTTCTTTTGGAGCAATATTTAGTGGTTCATCCACAATTGATGTTACAAGAGTTTATCACGAAGCAGTTCCTGCAATTACTCGTTTCTTTGACCCATATTCAGTTGGAGCTCAAGGTACATTGAATTTAATGAGTGAGTTAGGATTTGGTAATTACTCTCCTGCGGCACAATTCTTAATGATGCCTTTATATGAGGATGTTCTAAGAATGCAACATATTGAATTTAATGACCACATTCGTAAATCGGCACATTCATTTAATATAGTAGATAATAAATTAGAAATATTCCCCGTTCCTTCTATAAATCATCCAGAAAGAATATACTTTGAGTATATTAGTAGAGATGAATTTGAACATGATTCTCAAACAATTCAAGCAGATTCACTTTCGGATTATTCAGATATTCCATACGATTTCATTCAATATTCAAACATAAATGATGTTGGTAAACAATGGATTCGTAAGTACACGTTGGCTCTCTCTAAAGAGTTACTAGGGGCAATTAGAGAGAAGTATTCATCTATCCCTATACCTGATGCAGAAATCTCTTTAGATGGGGCAGCATTGAGAGCAGAGGCACAGGTAGAGAAAGATATGCTAATTACCCAATTAAGAGAAAACTTAGATGAGATGAGTAGAAAGAATGTGATGGAAAATAAAGCACATGAATCCACTCACCATCAGGAAATGCTAAGAAAAGTTCCTTTAAGATTATATGTAGGATAATATGCCAAAGTTTTCAATAGGTAGAGATTTAGATTTTTTTCATAGTATTGCCAGAGAATTGGTAGATACTGTGATAGAAAATACTTTTGTATTGTTTAAAATAGATTTAAATTCTACAACAGTAAATATTTACGGAGAATCGTTAAACAAAACTTGGCATCCTGGTGTTGAACTATTTGGTTTAGTAGATAAAGACCCGGAAGGAGTTACATATGAGGGATTTGGTTCTGAAGCCACTCAAACTATGACTTTTAAAGTTGATAGAGAATTGTGTGAAGAACGAAAAGTATATCCGGAAATTGGTGATGTTATATATTACGATGATTCTTATTATGAAATTGATAATACAAATGAAATTCAGTTTGTAGCAGGTTCTCCTGATAATAATTGGAGTATTGTAATATCATCATTTGAAGTAAGTAAATCGAATCTAAACATAGAAAAAAGAATAGATTAATATGTCTACTAACCCATTAAAAAAAACAGATAGGATTCTGCAATCAAAATCTACAAAAGGAGACTTAAAACAAAGTATCTCTCTTTTTGATATAGATTATGCAATGATGTCTTATTTAGAAGATACTGCATTACCTACATTGGATAATAATGGAGTAGCAGTTAAAATACCTGTAATTTATGGTAATTCCGAAAGATGGAATGGAGCTAGAAGACAGGGTGTTTTTAGAGATAATAAAGGTAAAATACAATTACCAATAATGATGATTCGTAGAACATCTATTGCAAAAGATGACCAAATGCCAATGAACAATAGGCATGTTTCATATCAAGGTATTACAAAATATTCAAAAGATAATAGATACGATAGATTTACATTATTGGGTAAAAATGTACAACCTAAATATGAAATTTATAAAATACAAATGCCAGAATATGTTGAATTAAACTATGATTGCATGGTTTGGACTTCATATACAGAACATTTGAATTCAGTAATAGAACAATTACAATATACTGGAACATATTGGGGTGATAAGGATAAGTTTAAATTTAGAACATCGTTAGGTGATTTCAATGTTGTAAACGAAGTAGGAGAAGGAACGGAAAGAATTAACAGAGTTGAATTTAGTTTAACAGTTAAAGCATATTTACTACCTGAAAAATTTGATGGTGATACTAATATTAAAAAATCATTTTCTACAAAAAGAATTATTGTTGCAACTGAAACGGATGTAACTGCAAATGGTAGATTAGAAGGAATGCTTACAACTCCATCTCCATATTATGATAACAAAGATTTAATTGATTTTCTTTCAATAAACAATAGTAAAGTAGTAGATGGGGGAACAAATTCGGCAACATTTGAAAATGTAAAGTTAATACAAGCACCCCCACAATTAGTATCTGTAATTAGTACTGGATTAACATATGGAGAAAACTCATATGATGTTAAGTTGTATATAAATGGTGTAAGATATTATCAAACAACACATTTTACTGTAACATCATATACAAACAACATACTAACATTAGCGTTATCCCCTGGATTTCCAGTAGATAATAATGATGAAATTACTATTACAGGTAAATTTATTGAAATTCTTCCATAATGAAAAGAAGCCTTTTAGATATAACACAAAAAATCAGTAGAAAACCTGGCAAAGCGGTTTTAACTCCAAAGGATTTAACAAATTCTACTCATTTTATTTATGAAGCAACGGGTTGGAGATTTGTGAGTATATTAAGAGAAATTGAATACAGAACTACGCAAGACAGATTGCAAGTTTATATTAATACACAGACAATAAGTGGAACAGATTATATAGTTGAAGAAGGTGGGAATGGTTTATTAATTAAATTTATTAGAAGTGAATTTCAATATAATTTAGATTCACAGGATTACATAGAAATAAAAGGAGATATAGAACAATATGCTTAAAAGATTTTCATCAAATACACGAAAATTAAATAGAATCATTCCAAAAGTTAATACTAACAATTTGAATGATAATTCGTATTTGACAGGAAGTTTGTTAAATATAGAACTACCAACTACTCGTTCTTTTGATTCACATACTCGTTCTAATCCAAATCCAATAAAAGTTGTAAATAACAAAACAATTATATCCGACTTTTATCAAGAAATATTAGAACATAGTGCAAGATACAATCAAAGAGTAATTGATGAATTTGATAATAATTTAAATACATTAACGATATATAATGTTACATTAGATTATGGAACAGAAGGAGCATCTGCTGATAATTTTGAAGTATTAGTTTATGGATTACATATTCCAGGAAACTATACAATAAAAGAAGTTGGAAATGATGTAGTAATAACATTAAACGAACAATACATAGATTATGATAATGTGACTATTAATGATATTTATGTTATAGGTAAATTGGTGGATATAGAATTAGATACGGAAAATGATATAGATATATTAACCGAAAACGATGAAAATATAATAATATAAAATGGCAATAAATAGAGGTAAACGAATATCAGAATTAACGGAATTAACTTCGGCATCATTAAATACTACAATTGTTGGTGTTGATAATGGTACTACTTATAAAATTGAGTTGGATACTCTTGCGGATGCAGTTACTTCCAGAGTAAATACATTGGATAGAGAGAGATTACAATCTTTAGAGTCCGTAACATCTTCATTTGAAACCAAAGGTAGAAGTGTCGTATCGGGGTCATCTCAATTAACTTCTTCATTTGATACAAGATATACATTGAGTGGTAGTGTTCAGCCATTACCTTCAAATTTATTAAGTTCATCTGCACAAATAACGGCATTTGGATTTATCAGTTCGTCAACAACAATAAACACATCATCATTTGCAACAACGGGTTCAAACTCATTTAACGGAAACCAAAATATTACGGGTTCATTAGTAGTAAGTGCAATGGCAGTTGTAGTGGGTGCAGTAACTATACCATCAGCATCGGTAATATCTTTGACAAGTGGTAGTAGTATTTCGGTAGATGCAAGTGGAGCAATCACAGGTTCATTAACTGGTTCTGTTTTTGGAATTGGTGATGTTGTAGCATTTAGTGCATCACTTAAT